CGCTTGGGAAACCTGCTTGTCGTGAGACACCTAAGATTCCAAGTCTTCCATTTACTGGTGCACCATGCCTTAAGAAACCTAATCCTGTATACACTGGCACTGCCATTAAGGGTATTGGTACGATGCATAAATCAAACGCTGTTCCAGTCTTCTCTGACGAGCAAGCACGAGATATTGCCACGATGAGGAGAGGTTGATGAAACATATAATGAAGATTAGACTCCGCAAAGACGGAACTTGGGAAAATGTTTATAATGATGGCTCGTCTGATCAAGAATTTACTCATCTCTCTAATGAGATGTTAGTTAAAATGCAAGCAAAACAACTAAGTGAGATTGCATCTGACTATCTTGATCAAGCTGTTGAAGCATCAGGCTACAGAGATGCCAAACAGGTAATTGATTATATTAGGGGATTGAAATGAGTGAATTTTGTGTTAAGTGTTCTGAGAAAGAAGCAGAAATTGAACTTCTTCGTAAACACCACTATGAAGAAATGCAAACTATGAATGCGCAGATTGAGAAGTTGCGGAATGAGAATGACGCACTAATCCTAGATGTTGCATTCTATGGTGGCAATTTAATTAACTTGTCTTGCAATGACAAATAAGGTATAATATATTATGACATTGATTGAGAAGTATAGCGACTTACAAGTCCAAAAAATGAAATTAGATAAATTCTTCTCTATGTTCCTTGAGAAGTTTGAACGACAGATGGATCCTGATAAAACGGATACACCTGTCTGGAAACTCTATAAGAATAAACTCAAAGAATATGAAAAGGTAGATCATGAACTTAAAGCAACTCAGTACTGGATTAATAAGGAACGAAATGTTTAAAACTGCAAACGAATTTTCTCTTCACATAGAGCAGATGGTTCGTGATAGCAAATTGAGTTATATGGATGCTGTTCTTGAGTATTGTAAAGAAAACTATCTAGAACCAGAAGATGTATCGAAGTTGATTAACAAGTCTCTGAAAGATAAAATTGAGATGGACTTTCGTGAATTGAACTACTTACCAAAGCAAGCACAACTGGATGTGTAATGGATGGATTTAAGGCATATCGTTATTACCTAGCAATTAAACTCCACTTCACCACAGACAGATTCAATGTTTTTGAGAACAGAGGTAATGTTCGTGGTACTCGTGAAGCATTTAATGCTCGCAATGACAGATACATATTTGAGAAGTTAGCTGGCAAACGACCAGATGATAAAGAAATCATCCAGTTCTTTGTTGCAAACTTTGCTTATGGTAACGACCAAGCAATTTATGCTGGGCAAGAAGCAGATGATAATTATTTGCAATGGCAGAAACGAAAGCAGTCTATGACTAAGATTTTCGTTGATGACTTAGCAACTCTATTAACTTATGTTGAAATGAACAAGTTAAAACCTACTGCAATATTTCAGTTTACTGAAAACGAATATCCAGTAGCATTAAACTTATTTGTTGGAGGTAAAATTGCAATAGAAACTCTAAATATTATAAACGACCAGATAGACATACTTGATGAATGGTCAACTCATGCTTCTGTAAAATACATATGGGAAGATGAGTTGCGAAGAATTAAAAAGTTGACTGGATTCGTTAAATACGATAGAATTAAGATTGGTAAAATCTTCGAGCATTTTAAAGAAGAACTTGCAGAGTGATACAATGGGTAAGACATACAATAAGCAAAAAACTGATAAAGAATTTTCTGGGAAGCGTTCTGGAAAAGGTGGTGGTATGAAAACGCTAAATAGTTATGTTGATGAAGACTATGATTTAAATGATGACTCATTTGACGATGAGATTGAAGTTAGTGATGACATTCAGATTCAACATATACAAAACGATAATACAAATTAATACTTTTAATACAAAGGAAATACGATGGATATTCAATCTCTGCGCAAGATGCGCAACTCTGACTTTGGTGCTATTTCAAACGCATTCGAAAAAGTCGCAAATCCCCAATCCGAACAAAAGTCTTTTACAGACGATCGCTTCTGGCGACTCGAAGGTGATAAGGCTGGCAACGGAACAGCAACAATCCGATTCCTACCTCGTGTAGAAGGTGATGAACTCCCATGGGTTCGTATCTTTTCTCATGGCTTCCAAGGTCCAACTGGAAAATGGTATATCGAAAACTCCCTAACAACTCTTGGTGAAAATGATCCAGTCGGTGAATTGAACACTCAGCTTTGGAACTCTGGTTCTGAAGCAAACAAAGAGATTGCTCGTAAACAAAAGCGTCGTCTTTCATTCACTGCTAACATTCTGATTGTATCAGATCCTAAGCATCCTGAGAATGAAGGTAAAGTATTCTTGTGGAAGTTTGGTAAGAAAATCTTTGATAAGATTATGGACAAGGCTCGTCCAACCTTTGAAGATGAAAAGCCAGTTAATGTCTTTGACTTCTGGGAAGGTGCGAACTTCAAACTCCGTATGCGTAAGAAAGATGGTTACGCAAACTATGATGAGTCTGCATTTATGGAACCAGCAGCAATTGGTGATGATGAAGAGATCGTTAAGATCGCTTCTGCTCAGGTAAAGTTATCTGAGTTTACTGATCGTAAGAACTTTAAGTCTTATGATGAGTTGAAGAAGAAACTGAATGAGGTTTTATCTGGTGATTCTTTTGCTAGCAAGTCTGCTGCACAGATTGCTGAAGATGAAGATCGTCCAGTAGCATCTGCACCAAAGATCGCTTCTAAACCTGCGCCAGCACCTAAGGCGATAGAAGAAGACGATGACGATGTAATGTCGTACTTTGAGAAGATTGCTAAAGAAGATTAATTCTTTAGAGTAGAAATTAAAAAGGGATCGTAAAGATCCCTTTTTTTATGTCGCCATTCTATGTCGTAACCAAGATGATACTGAAGACTCTTGATTTCGAATTTGTGGTTTAATGATTTGAGTTGTTTTGTTATTAGTCATCACTGGTGCATTTACTACACTAGTGCTACCTGATTTACCACCAGCAGTCGCTGCATTATCAGCGTTTGATTTAGAACCACCCTCAACCGCATTGGCTGGTCTTAATGCCAATCCCATCGCTGCAATTTTATCAATAGGTAATGCTGCAATCGCTTTTATCTTTTCTGGATCTACACTAGAGAACATTCCCAAACCTTTGGCAATGTTAATTACTCCAGTACCTGCTTGGTTTATTAAATCACCTTTCTCACCAAGCATCATAATTTGTTCAACTGGAGATTTTTGTCCAGTTGCTGCAGATAAGAATCCAGTGACAAGATTAGAAACACCAGCAACTGCTTGACCAACACCTAGTGCAGCCATACCAACACCAATTGATGCTAAACCTGCTCCAACTAGTAAAAGATTTGAGCCATCAAGTTTACCAATTTTCTCGAGACCATCAGCCATCTCAGAGAAACCTTTACCGACTGCTTGCATTGCTTCGCCAATAACATACAATGCAGCACCCATAACTAACAGTGCAGCACCACCTGTTGCAATTAAAGGTGCTGCAGTTCCAGCAATAGCACCAATAACTCCAAGACCAGCAACAGCCAGCATTCCTTTACCGATAGTTTCCCAGTCTAGATCAGCGAATGTTCCAAGTGCCTCACCGATAGCCCATGTAGCTAAAGCGAGAACACCCAATGCAGCTGAACCAGCAATGATGTTACCCTTAACTTTATCTAAAGCCAATGCAGCAATAACTAATCCACCAAGAGCAACCATACCCTTACCAATTGACTCCCATTCTACTTCACCGAATGCTTCAAATGCTTTTGCAGCAACATATAATGCTGCACCAACTGCGAGAAGACCGATACCGAATTTCTTCATTCCATCTAATGCCTTGCCTGCACCACCACTCATTAAACCTGAGAGTAGACCACCACCTTCTTTACCATCACTGGCTTCTTTTGCTTTTATTGCTGGAGAATCATTACGAGTATTTTGCTCGATTTTAATAAAGAGATCTTCTTGTTTTTTAGCATGTTTTTCTGCTTCAATCGCTCGCTCTTCATCAGCACCAGCCTCAGCATGTTGCTCAGTTGGGGTAGACTTTAAACTTGATGCTCTTAAGTCTGCTCCAGCCAGTGTATCAGTTAATGCACCTCTCTTAGCGAATAAATCTTTACCTGCACCTCGTTTAGCTAAATCTGCTTCTGACATCCCAGTGTCTTTTTTCAACTGCGAGATTTCAGCTTCATTTTTCTTAATATCTTTTGCTGCTCTATTTGCAGTTTCAAATTTACCAGAAAGAGTTTTACGATCATCTTCAGATCCAAGTTTTCGTTGAGTCTGGATAAACTTTTCTTTGGCGATAGACTTATTAAATATACCACCAATATTAAATGCTTTAAGAGCAGTAGTCTTTAAAGCAGACATTGATCCAAAATTATCTTTCAGTTTCTTGCTCATGTCAGACATACGGTCACCCATAGTCTTAAATGTTTGCATGCTATTGGCAAGATTAGCGATGGCTTTAGACTCTTGGACACGAAGTTGAAGATTTTCTTTTAGAGCAGTATTGGCTTCTTTAATTCTTAACTTTTCTTGCTCTTTAAGTTTAATGGCTTCTTGTTTTGCTTCATTAAACTGTTTATCCTGTAGCTGAGCAATTAATGCTTCTTTAATATCTTTCATCATAGCAGACTGAGCAATCTGTTCAGCCAACTGTTGCTGGTTTGCCCCAGCAGAAGCCATAGAGGACTCTAGTGATTTGATGGCAGTTTCGTTAGCCTTAGCCTGTTCTGACAGTAGTTTAGAAAAGGCTGTGCTGTCCCACGCATTCACTGATTGTGAGATTGTTTGATTAAGAATTACAGGTTGATCTTTACCTGAATTCTTACTTTGTCTTTTTGCCATCTGTTACATCCTCTTTTTGGATTCGATTCTTTTCTTTTCTTCTTCAAGATACTGAATTAGCATGAAGACATATACTTCTCTTTCGAAAGGTATCATTTCTTCCAGCTCAGCCAAAGAGTATTTGTGGTACTGCATCATCGCAAAATTCATTTTATAATAATTCTCTAGCGATTCATGACTGAGCAATACTAAAAAAAACTTTGGAGACCCTCCAGCATCTTAACATGGTGTCTGTTACATACAGGACAATCATATTGAATTTCTTTTCTAATCTTTGGCATAGTTTCAAAGAATTTCTGCACTCTTCCAAACTGTTCTGAAGATAGATTCTCAATAAATGCTAACAATTCTTCTTTAGTGCTTTCTTTAGCATAAAATAGATTGTCACCATCATAAATGTAATCAATAGATAAAGCCATGATATCAAAGACTGTATCTAAGTCAGTGGTATCAAACCCTTCTAATTTCTTAATAACATCAACTGTAGGATACTTCATCACTACACCGACATTACCAAATAGTTCAATCTTGTTAGTGTGTTCTGGAGATTTTTCTACTGTTAGAGTAGTTAAGTCAACAGTGACAGTGGATTTAGCCTTTTCGTTTTGCTCTCCGTGATCTGTATCACAAGCAAAAATTAAATCAACTGTTTCACCAACAGACTTACCACGAATCTGAGTGAACATATACTCTAGATCGAATGTGGCTAGTTTTTCAACATCGAGTTGGTCTTGAACGCAAGACTTAACAACTTTCTTCAATGTTTCAATCATTGTTACTACATCTTCAGATTGCTGAGCAATCAAAAGTGCTTTTTCCTCTTTAACGAGAAATGGACGGTATCTAACTGACACTCCACTTGAAGGCACAACCATTGTATAGGTTGGTGTATTCATCATCGGCAAAGCCATAATTATTCTCCTTTAGACATATTCTTAATTAACTTATTCAACTCAGCAGTGCTACCTGTAAAGATAACATTGTTATTTGTCACTTCTTTTCTGGATCCTTCTTTAGGTGTATCCAGTTTTTGTTTCTGTTGATGTAGATCCAATAACTGTTGGTTTATATCAGCCAACTGTTTCATTAGATTTCCAACAACTTCAAATGCTCTTGGATGCTCAGACTGCATAGCCACATCAAGTGACTTCTGCAGTGCTTCTTGTCCCTGTTGCAATAAAATACGAAGATTACCACGAGTTATATCGAAGTCATCTTGAATTTTATTTGTAGAGTCGTTAATAACTTCTCCAGTTTTTGTTATCACTTCAGTCTGTCCCATTGGCTGTATACCAAACTCGGCAGATAATGTTTCATCAATCTTCATTCGCAATCCTTAATGATGTATTTATTAGAACTTCAATAATCCTGGAAGTTTTGTAACTCCATACGATAGAACAGAACCAGTAACAAAGTTACCTGCTGTTGTCCCAATTGTATTATTCAATGTTTCTTGGAATCCTGTAAAATTCTTAGTTAGTTTATCAATTAAACTTAGTGGAACAGTTTCACCACTTGCCAGTGTAGTAACTGGAGTTGCTGTCCAATATTTGTACTGCATATTAACTGTCATTTTCATACTGTCTTTAGAAGCGTGATCTAAAGAGATTGAATTCATATTCTTTGGATAACATTCTTTCAATGTTAGTTCGTAACGAGTTTTATCGTTAATATCCTGAACTTCAATTTTAATATCAGTGATATAGTTTTTGTAATAATTATATGTTCTTGTTTGTGGATTAGAAATTAAACTCATCCAGTTGTCAAATAATGATTTGATTTTCATATCTGTATCAATATAAAATGACATACTGATATTGTCGTACAATTTTTCATAGGGAACTTCACGGAATTCGCCGAAAGTTCTATTTTGTACAGTTGAATAGTTAATACCTGGAAGTTGAATTGTATCGCAGAATAGTAGTAATTTCTGTAGACCACCAGTATCCATACCAGTAGGTGGAGAAAACATTACAGCAAATCTATTAGTTTTAGCAAGACCGCCAGTCTTAAGTTCAGAAATAAACTGATTGATTGCCTTTGGTTTAGAGTCTGCTCTTGCAGTATCTTTTGTACCAAACGGTAAATTAAGTGCCATTTTAAGCCCTTCTCATTTTCTTGATCGAATCCGACCATATTTCTTGTTTAGATGCACCAACAAATCGTTCAACTGGAAGCAACATAGCAGTTGCCCAATCATCGGCATCGATTTGTCTAAATTGTGTTCTCACATGACCAGTTAAGTATTGTTTAACACAAGGTTGCGCTGCAGCAAACCTAGCAACACCATCAATAACTTGCCACGAATATTTTAGTCTTGTTGTTTCATCCATACGATTGTTAGATTTAAAGACTAACAAAGCATCTAGCAGTCTAATCCTTAAATGATATGGAAGATAATGCATATTCAAACCCATGAATCCATCTGGAGTTCTACTAAATGGAAATACTAGAGGAAACCTATCATAATAAGGAAGATCTTTTTTACCTTTAGGATCATATCCATACATGTACAATCGTCCAGGCATAATTCTAGTCACCAAATCATCAGGACTACCACTCAGTATGTTTGCTGGAGTTAGTCGTTGTTTAGTGAGAAGAGTTACTTGTTGATCGAACCATCCCTTAGACTTTCTGACGCTAGTCGCCAAGTCATATTTGTTACGCTCGAATACATCTAGCATTGTTGATTTTTTAGCCATACTCTTATTTAGGTGCTAGACCCAACTCGTGTTCGGTTATAATTTTGAACTCCCATCCTCGATCTTTGGCGAACTCATTTGCAGCTTCCCATTTTGCTTGGTTCTTCATAAACGCTAAAGATTCCTGTAAATATCTTTGGGTTCTCTTTCCAGGATAAATAGGTGGTTGGGTTTGTGTTTTTGGTTTAACTTCGACCAGATAGGTTTTACCTGTAGTTACGGTAATCTTAAAATCCACGAAATAACGATGAATACGATTATCCGTTGGGCACTTATATGGTATAATCGTTTCCTCAGAACTCCATTTCAATACACTAGGATTCTTATCGCACCAAGAAGCGAATCGTGTCTCCCAGCTGGACCTCATAATAATGTTTGAGGGATCCCCTGTATATTTTTCTGGGAATATAGGAATAAACTTTCTCTTGTGGAACATAAATAACTAATTAGGATAATAACAACCATATTTAGGTTAAAGGCACGAAATGGGAATACAAGACACATGGAACTCTGCTAAACAAGCTGTTAATGCTACAGTGGATAAATGGGCTGTTAAACCAGATATGGGCAGTACCAGAGGATCAACTGTAACTACATTCAATAACCAAGAAGATAAAAAGTATAATGTTTCAAGTCACTCGTATCCTTCTGATTTAATGTCAGCAACAGGTGATTATGGTGGAAACTATGTTATATTTTACATCAATGTGGCAGTTGATTCTAAACTGGCGCAATCTCTTTCAGAACAAGATTTTGTGAGTGATATTACACCAAGAGATCGTGGAGATCTTATTGCTCAGAATTTAACTAAAGACAAACTATTTGCTGGTGCTGCAGCACTCAATATAGGTGGAGCAGTATTGGGTAAAGCACTTGGTGCTGGTGGTGCGTCAGCTACTGCAGCTGGATTAGCCACAGTTGGTGCTGGTGCGACTGCTTTAATGGCTGCATCTGCTACTCGTTCTCAAAGAAGATTAAAAACTGCTATTGCCATGCATGTACCAAACCAATTGTCAATTAGATATGGTATGCAGTGGAATGAAGATGACACTGGTGCACTTGCAATGGCAACTACTGCTGCAACAGAACTAATGGCTGCAGTTAAAAATAAAGATGCTAAAAATCTAACCGAACCTGCCAAAGCCATCATTACTAATTTGGCTTTATCAAAAGGACCAAATGCAGCAGGTATGTCTGCAGCTACTGGACTTGCTGCAAATCCAAAGAAAGAACAAATCTTTAAGGGTGTTGATTTTAGATCATTCACTTTTGATTATCAGTTCTTTCCTCGTGACACAGTCGAAGCGCAAAATGTTTTAAATATCATTAAACAGTTTAAATATCATATGCATCCAGAGTTTAAAGATAACAATAATTTTATCTACATTTATCCCTCTGAGTTTGATATTTTCTATTATCAAAATGGTGAAGAGAATATCAATTTACATCGTCATACATCTTGTGTTCTTACCGAATTAAATGTAAACTATACACCGAATGGTGC